ATGGGTGAGAGTGGCGAGTTCCAGTTCGTCTGATAACCCAGGGGACTTAATATCCATCCTAATATCAAGATGAGGATTAGGTTGAAGACGCATGACAATACGGTCGTTGATTTCCCCATCATAGAGTTTCAGTGGTGGTGCTTTAAGTTTGATAACAACTTCAACGCATCCATAGGGCATTTTCTTGCCTGTCAGGACACGAAAAGGAACGCCTTCCCAACGCCAGTTATCGACGAATAGAGTACCAGCAACACTGGTAGGAGTACGACTGTTAGGATTAACACCCTCTTCATCACGGTAACCTTGATATTGTCCAAAGATCATGTCCTCCCCTAAACGAGTTGCAGCAAGTACTTTTGTTTTCTCACGCCTAATCTCTCTGGCGCTCATCTTACAAGGTGCCTCCATTGCAATTAAAGCCAGAACCTGAAGAATATGGTTCTGGAGCATGTCTCTTACAGCACCAGCAGTCTCATAATATTGAGCACGACCATCACACCCAATGGTTTCAGTAGCAAAGATTTGAACTTCTTCTATGTAATTGCGGTTCCATAAAGGTTCCAGCAGTATGTTGCTAAACCGAGTAGCGAGAATGTTATTAACAGTATCTTTGCCAAGATAATGGTCAATGCGATAAACCTGTTTCTCGCGTAAATGTCGCTCAACCATAGACTGTAAATGATGAGCAGATTTATAATCGTGCCCAAAGGGTTTCTCGATAACCACACGGGAGCGGTCTGGGTCGTCGAGTTTTCCTGCTTCTTTGAGATTGACGATAGCATTCTCATATCGTTCTGGCGGTACTGATAGGAAATAAGTGTTGTCTTCTAAGTAGTCTGGAAGATGTCTTAAACTCTCAACACTATCTAAGTCAGTGCTGATGTAATCAAGATGGTTCATAAACTCATCAGGATACTCACCAAGAGTTTTTTTCCAGGAACTAACTCCTGGGTCTCTTCTAGCAGAACCTGTGATAACAAAGTTCTCTGGGAGTAAACCTTTCTCCCAGAGTTTATGAAGTGCTGGTATCAGTTTTCTTTTACATAGATCTCCAGTTGCACCGAAGATAACTATACCTCTAGTGAGCGGTTCCGTTTCCATCGTATTTGTCTGAGTCGTAGTATATATTTTCACCTTTTCGTATCCCGAAATATATCGTGGATAGTACAAACGGTATTGAAATCCAGGTGAGTGCATTACCTAACATCGTGTCCTCCGAACATTGCTCGCATACCATTTAGAACCTTGGCTGCGAAAGCACCAAGACGGCGCGACTCAAAGCGTGACCACAACGCACTGCTGATAACAGGAGAGGGTACGCCAAGATCCACAGCAGCGTGAACCGTCCAACGACCCTCACCAGAGTCTGATACTCCACCATCGAACTTGCTAAGCTCTCTATCGCTGCGTAAAACATCAGCGGTAAGGTCAAGTAACCAAGAACCAACCACACTACCACGACGCCATAACTCAGCCACCTCAGCACAGTCAATATCATATTGATAGTCTGCTGGATTTTCCATCGGAGCAACCTCAGCATCGCCCTCTTTAACGTACTTTGACCCAGCATTAGCTTCATGCAGGATATTAAAGCCTTCGGCGTAGGCTTGCATGATTCCATACTCAACTCCGTTATGAACCATCTTCACAAAGTGTCCAGCACCTGGAGGTCCACAATGGAGCCAACCGTGCTCGGCAGATGTTTCATGACTCAAAGCATCTGTTCTAGGAGCGGCACCGATACCTGGTGCGAGTGCCCTAAAGATTGGAGCGCAAGCGGATACTGCAAAATTTGCACCCCCAACCATAAGACAGTATCCACGCTCCAGACCGTAAACACCACCACTAGTACCACAGTCAAGATACGATATGCCCAACTTAGCAAGCCTGTCTGCCCTGCGGCGAGAGTCTTTAAAATTGGAATTGCCATGATCAATAATAATATCACCTTCCATACAAAATGGTAGTAACTCATTTAGTGTGTCCTCTACTAATTCTGCTGGAATGACTAATTGAAAGATACCTGGTGATTTACCAACCAGACCATCTTGATTGTGAACTACTTGAACAAGGCTTTCCAAATTAGTGGCAACTCCACTAACATAACCTGCTTCATACGCTTCTTGAGCTTTTGCATAGTTTCTCCTATAACCCCAGACTTCAATACCTGCTTTCAACATACGGCGAGACATACCCTCGCCCATGCGACCTAATCCAATTAAACCTACTTTCATTTTTGTTCTGATGATACTAATGTTACTGAACTTAAATCACTTACATCTGGCGGAAATGAATCGCGATCTTTTTCTCTGACTGTTAGGCGATCAGGATCAATAATCCTCATTGCCTCATACAACTCTTGTGCATGATGCAGTTCGTCATTCATCACACTGCATATATCTATATCAGTCTCATCAACTTCCGCCAGATACTTCATGTATGTTTCCATAGCATGAATTTCTATTTCGTAGGAGAGATGATAAGCAGCGCGAGGAGCCACCCAATAATAAACCACGTTGATCCAATAATAGATAAGGACGAGATGTCTGGCAAAGAAACGATCAATCCAATAAGAATTACCGCCCCTAGATTCCATAAGTTCCAGATGTTCTGTTTCATTGACGCTCTGCTCAAAGTGCTGCTTCATCAAGTAAATGTGCCACTGTCCACGCAAACCTAATGATTCACGTAAGTGAAGCACACTTAAAAAAGCAAAGTATGGTGCCCGTGCTATCTCTTCAAGTACCCAAAATCTTTGAAAGTGACGACCTTGATACAGGAAGTCTAGAATAGCAACTGTGATATTTAAAGTGAATGTGTTAATAGTCTTCATCGTCATCCTCATATAAAGGACAAGGTTCTTCAAATAGATGTTCCATTCTAAGTTGTTTGATGCGCTCTCGGAGTCCTTTATAAAACTCCCGTTTTTCGTCGTCGTTCATTTAAAATTTTCTAGAACAGCGAATAAACCATGAGCGTAAAATATAAGAAGGATAGTTCCCAGAGCTGCTGATATCAGAGAGGCATTTTTATTATGCCTATCAATAGCAGATTCAATCATTTTTTTACACTCTTCATGTGTAATAAGTTGATCAGGCTTAATCTCAGTCATCCTGTGCGGCATCAATCTTAACGTCGAGAGGATCTTTTTGTCCTCCTACTATAGCACAGGCTCGAACATAATAGAAATTGTCTGTATTACCTGATGCTTCAAAAGCCTCTTTTATTTTCACCCAATTAGAATATTCGTCGGGGTGCATGTTTCTAGTGTGAAATACTTACTAGCTATACTAGTCAAACATTCTAAACATGCAACTATATGTTCATATCGTAACACACATTAAAAAAATATTAAGTAACAGTTATATCAATTGAGGTTACCATGATTAGTCACACTACCTAAACTACTATTATTAACTTCTCTAATACCACCATTACCGGCGGTATCAATATTAGATGATACCATAGCATTTATATAGAAAACACCAGTTCCTCCACCATTTTTCTGAATTCCTAGATATCTATTTGAACCATAATCAGCAGTAACAACACGTAAGCTAGATTTAGATATTTGGGAACTATGTGTAGCATTTACAACATCAACTTCTACATTCTGGTTCTGATATTGAACTGTTATATGGCAGTTAACCTTTGCATTTCCGGTCCAACTATTGACAATAATATCACCAGAGAATTGAAATCCCTGACCTTGATTCATTCTGAAAAGTAAGACAGTTCTATTGTTATTATTAGTCGAGTCTGCAATTCTTCCTGTAATAATATTTCCACTGTCAGTCGTTCCATTGACCACTAACCAAGCTTGGTTGTCATTATTAGTAGTAGTGTGAATTAAAACTTTACCTGAACCAGAATTATTTAAAATTAAAGGATCTGCATTTATTGATAATGGATTGTGTGTATTATTGCCGTAAGAATCTATGTAAGCATTAGAAGGATGAGCTTGAAAAAATAGTCTATGATTACCTGAACCATTTCCTCCACCAAGTCTTATTTCTCCAGTATCAGAACTACTATAGACATGCAATCTATTTGTGGGATTGGCAATCCCGATGCCAATGTTGCCACCATTAAAATATGAAGATCCGTTTGTACTTATTTTTGTTAAAGTAGTGCCTGAACCGTTGTTCAGGTAGATCATTCCATGATTACCATCTCCATCACTACTTTCATAAACTTGAAAAATATTATTGCCGTTATGATTTTGCCCATTTATAAAATATGTACCAGCTGCCTGAGATTTAACATCAAGAACATGACTTGGTGAGGTCTCATTAATACCAATTCTTCCATCAGAAGTTATACGAAGTCTCTCGTTACCTCCAGAGTAAAAGTTTAAGTAGTTTCCGCCACCACCAATATAAGATGAACCTGTGTTATCAGATAGTTCAAGTGAAACTTCAGCATCTGTAGATTCTAGTTTTAGGGCAGTATCAGTGGAACCAGAATTGACGTGAAGAGTCCGATCAGGTGCAGTTTCATTGATACCAATTCGTCCAGCATTATCTACACGAAGTCTTTCTGCTGCGTCAACCTCAAATGCAATACCGCTACCCGTTCCAGAATTGCCTGCGTCGTTTCGTATTTTAAGCAGACCATTATTATCTTCAATAATGCTAAATGCAGAACCGTTAGCACCACTGTCTACAAATCTGATAGCTGGTGCTGATCCACTTATATGAATAGAGTTTTGTGGATTATTTTCTCCGATGCCAATATTACCACCAGTTACATTAAGACCATTGCGTGCAGTTACAACACCAACAGAATCAATATTAGTAACATCCTCGTAAGTTAAAACCCCACCGATAGTAAGACCACCAGTTATATCTACATCTTCCGTAAAAGTTGTAACACCAGTAAACTCGAAACCGTTATCGTAAATGGTAACGGTTCCAAGTCCAGATCTATTAGTAATTTCGTCTACTCTAATCTGCGAAGTCATTATCTACTTTTTATTTGTATTTATTCTGCCAAAGTGTGGGTATAAGTTCCACGCAATGTAACCATATGGATAACTGGTTTGTTGCCATAATGAACCTGAACTCGAAGATTGTTACCACTTAAAGTTACATCTGTTCTAGCAGGACTGTAATCATTACCTTCTCCAACTAAAGTAACGCCAGTTCCATTAGTTGATTTATTAATAATATATATTCTTGTTGAGTGACAGGTTTAGGCGTATTATTTATTACCCCACTTCGTAAGTGAATGTGTAACTATACTCAGTATTATCTTTTAGAAGTAATGAAAGATTTTGACCGTTTTGGTTATTACTAGAATCTGTACCTCTAATTCTTCCACCACTACTGTTATTAAATAATCTAGCCTGTAAATGATATGGAGCAGTTCCACTCAATGCAGCAGTGCTATCAATAGTCCAGTAAAGTATTGGACCACCAACATCAAAACCACCAGCAGTGTTTCTTTGAGAGAAAGGCAAACCTCCATGCTGCCAAGCCCTGTTGTATTGTCTGCCTGAAGGAGTGCCATTTAATTGAATATAACACCAAACAGTAACTTTATTACCAACCTTTATATATCTACCATACTGCTTATCTGTGGCAGCATTGGATTCCCCCTCAACACTAACTGTAGGTGTAAATGTGCCCTCTTCATAATCATCAAGTAGTTCAGATGCCATCCCTGATGCATTAGAATTTGCAGAGAAGTCAATACCATGACCACTCGCTACGACTAGGTTTCCATCTGGTATTTGAACATCACCAGCAGAAGTTATACGAAGAGTTTCAGAATTTCCACCTGTTGCAAAACTTATGTCATCCTGAGAACGTATACCTAACTCATTAGTTCCTCCACCAGAAATTAGTTCCGATGCATAACCAATAAATCCCATATTGGCACCACCATTATGGAATGCCATGTAACTGGTGCCAGAGCTCTTACCTAATGAAAGAATTTCACTACCAGAATGTGAGTGACCAATATTAACCTTGTTTTTAAAAGTTGCATCACCAGCAGAAGATATACGAACTCTTTCTGTTTCTACTGCTGGATTACCAGTTGAAGATGCAGCATGAACAGAACTGAAAATTAAACCACCAGCATCAGTTCTTACATTTTTTATTGTATGTCCACAAGCAGATCCATTTGCATCAGAGTGAAAAGCACTTAAGAATATACCAGAAGAAACTGAACTTGTTTTATAATATGAAGAATCTACAGCAATCCAAGACTTTGTATATGTGTTGTCAGTGTATCCAAATGAAGCAAAGTAATCACCTGCGGGACTATAATACTGATTTCTTGTTAAAGGAGTGCCTGTGACTCTTAACTGAGCACCTTCACTTGCATCACTAGCAGGTCTTGAATTATTATTAAGCGAAACTCTACCACTAGAATCTACGCGAAGTCTTTCACTACCATTAGTATCAAATGTTATTGGTTTAGCACCATCAGAAGCAAGTCTTATTAGACTACTAGTTCCTTGCAAATATCCTTGAGTTGTTCCATTTGCCTTTAATGCAATCCCACCTAAATTGCTACCATTAACTGTTAAATATACATTTGCAGCATTACCCACTAACGAGTTTGTTCCCAGACCCATATTACCATCTGATGCGATGCGAAGTCTTTCTGTTAAGGTTGCAGATTGTCCTACTGTTCCTCCAGGACCATTTGAGAATGTAAATACATTATCTTGCAGGTTAATTACACCAACTGCTCTACTCGTTATGTGAGCAAATGTACCATTACCATTTTGATAAGCGTTATTGGTAAATGATGTATTATAGTTGTATAAGCTATGGTCACTTGATACTTGACCTTTACCTACCTGAAGATATGAAATATTAAGATTTCCACTCGGATTAGCAGAACCTACACTTACTTTTCCACCAGTAACATGAAGACCATTGCGTGCAGTTATAATACCAACTGAGTCAATGTTAGTAAAGTCTTCGATGGTCATCGTGCCACCGATACTAACATTCCCCAGCAGACTCATACTATTGTCTACGGGTCCAATAGTATCATTTTGACCGTTAATGATTATACCCATGTCTATAGACTTTTTGAGTATTTATGAAACGGAAAGGGTGGGATTCGAACCCACGGATGCTTTCACATCGCTGGTTTTCAAGACCAGAGCCATCAACCACTCGACCACCTTTCCTAGCGAACTTCAAAGTTCAACTTACGAACCTTGCGTTGTCTCCTTTGTTCCTGCCATTGAATGTCTTCTCTCGACAGAACTTCTTTCTTATGAGACTGATGAGAGTTTAACATAACAACCTGACCTAAGTCAACTGCAGAGATTTTATCTCCACGAATAGTTGTCATATTTGAGCATCCACAAGAAACGCTCTTACTTGGGTGCCCTACTAACTCCTTACCACAGGAGCGGCACCTTACATTTATACTGTCCATTGTATGACGAAATATACGTCTTCATTTTCAGTTATTTATATGGGCGATGAGGGATTCGAACCCCCGACCTACTCCGTGTAAAGGAGCCACTCTACCGCTGAGTTAATCGCCCTTATCCTTATATTGTAGCATATACTCTACAGTTTTGGCAACATCTTCCATTGCATCACGTAGAACTGGTCGTTGTCCTGCTTCCATCCACCTTGTATCTTTCTCATCAGTGAGAGTCCAACGCCATTGACCCATACTCTTAGAATACCAGAGATTAATTTTCATTTTAACCAGTCCTCAGGAAGATATTCAGCACAATCGCCAGGGTTTGCTCTACAATACTTTCTCACTACACCATGAATATCATGTTCCATCGTATGGTGTGCATGATTGTGTTGGACTCCAATTAGAATTAAAAAACCCACTAGCAATACGTTGAAGTGAGTAACGGGGGATAGTAAAATCCTTTTCATTAAAAAGGGGGGTGCCGTCGCACCCCCATCATAGCATCTAGATGTATTATTGTCTATATCAGAAGCTGTACTTCACACCCAGTTTACCACCATAACCACGGTCAACGCTGGCGTCACCAGAACCGATGAAAGAGACTTCACCATATGCACCCAGACGGTCGGTCAGGTCTACACCCAGACCTGCCTTACCAGAGGGAACAGTGTCAGAATCACCAGCATCAGGGGAGACGACAGAAGCACCTACTTGAACGTAGTAGGAAGCAGCTTCACCCAGAGCATCTTCATAGCCCAGGTGGATGTCTGTCGTTGCTCCGGTGTAATCTCCACCGGTCCAACCTGCATTGGTTTCGACGTTGACGTAGGGACCTGCAAGGGCAGGTGCTGCCATCAGGGGAGCAGCGGCAGCAAGTGCGATTGCGGATTTGAACATTAGTTAGTACCTCGTTATTTTTGCTTGTGGATTGGTTACCCACAGATGAAAGGGAATCGACATTTCCCTGTATGTAAACCTTTTGTTACAAAAGGTAAAATATTTATACTAGGTATAATTTCGGATAACTTCGGATATCCGAAAGCGGAAGACGAGATTCGAACTCGCAACAACCTGCTTGGAAGGCAGGGACTCTACCATTGAGTTACTTCCGCAAGTGGTGGGGGAAGTATCCCCCTACACATCCTTCACACGGACGAGAGTCATTATAAAGGAAATATGTTGTGTGGTCAAGCCCCCAGTCGGATTTGAACCAACGACCTACGCTTTACAAAAGCGTTGCTCTATCCGCTGAGCTATAGGGGCGGCTCCTCCGGCAAGATTCGAACTTGCGACAACGCGATTAACAGTCGCGGGTTCTACCGCTGAACTACAGAGGATTAGGCAGGCAAGGAGGGACTCGAACCCCCAATCAACGCTTTAGAAGAGCGTGGCATTATCCATTATGCTACTTGCCCTTGGAATGTATACAGTATAACGCTTTTTTCAAAAAACGTCAAGCTAAATAAAAATAAATCACTCTACACCCATGAAAGCAGGTCTTTTTGCTTTTGCTATGTTATTGATGACTGCTGGTGCATCTCACGCTGGCGGACTCGTTACTAGACATCAGTCAAGTCTCCAGCACACTGTAGACCCGACTAGAACCATTACCTCCAGAACTGCAAACAGTTTTGCAGTTGCTGGTAGTGGAGTTACTATGGATAATGACGGTGGTTCCCTCAGTGCCGCAGATCAAATTGTCGGTGGTCTTGGAACTCTTTCAACTGGTTCAGCAGCAGGAGATTTCTCAACTGCATACCAAACAACTGCTGGTGAAGCATTCTCTTACAGTAATTCATTTACTTCAGGTGATGCTACCGATGCAACTGGAACTGTAAGTACTGTATACACAGCAGGAAGTGCTGGTGACTATAGTGGTGGTTCAGCCGCACCTGGCACCATTGGTCTTGATCATGGTCTTACAGTCACTGGTACTACTCAAGGTGCTGGTACAAGTGTAACTGCCCAGTTCGTCACGGAAGTTACCGTTATTGACTGATGACTAGACTACAAGAAGCAATCGGGCTAGGGTTGGTTCTTGGTATCGTTCATGGATTAGTACAACCCGCATACAGCGTTCCGGTAGTCCCGAACTTTACACAGGGCTCAATGACTAGCCACACGGAGACAACTTCTACCGTGACTGAAACAATTAATTCTATGGATTATAATACAGGATATCAATATTCTGTAACTGGCAGTGGAGTAGAACCAACCAGTGGAACTTTATCACCAACAACAGGTGATGTTAATGTATCAATTGAAGGAGTGAATTCAAAATGGACAGGGGTCACAGCGACACCAACATTCAAACAAACAACACCAGGAGCGGCGTTTCAGTTTACACAAACAGTTTCTGGTCCAGGTTTAAGCAATCACACGATTATCCAAAGGGAGACAACCGTTACAAGCGTAACCGACACTACAAGTATCTTCCAGCAATAATCGCATTACTATTTGCGGCACCCGTAAGAGCAGAAGGTGTTGGTGGCGTATCTGCTACTGCATCTCCAATCGCAAATAGTTCAGGCTCAGTGACCAATCAGGCGATCCAAGTATTACAAGGTCCCTATATCACCAATACTTACGGGGGAGGGATCCAGTGTCAGGGTCCTACCGTAAACTTTACTCCCTTCGTTACAGGTTCACTTTCTCAACAACATCCATATGAAGACATCTATATGGATCCCGTATTTGATATGCGTGACCTGACAGGCGACTTTGATGCGAATGGTAATCCCACGGGAGACGGAGCTCCAGATAATCCAGGAGATATTTTATATCACGTACCGACTAGAACGGGACAGAAAAATAATAGTAACATATCCGTAGGTTTCTCCATGACTTGGAGTACACCTTTGGATAAAGACTTACAAGACCAGTGTAAAAAAGCAGCGGCAACTCAGATTGCATTGCAGCAACAACTAACTGCTAATAAGAGGTTGGATTTTGAAATAGCCAGACTCAAGAATTGTGGTGATTTGATGAAGAAAGGAATTCGCTTTCATCCAAAGAGTCCATACTATTCTATATGTGCCGATGTAGTAGTTGATAATGTTACCACTATCGCACCACACGTTCACTCTATTTCCCGTCCTTCATCCTCCGCAAAGTCCGAATCGCCTGTGAGCGTTCGCGCTGAAGATCTCGGCGTTCCTTTAAGGACTCAATCTTTACCTTCTTCCCCCTAATCTTTGAGATCTTTGTAATCACTTTTTTGATTACAGGTTTGAATACTTTGAGCAATAAGTCTGCCAATGGTTTTGCTAACAGTGCAGAACTAGTAGCAACTACAGCAATACCAGCAGTGGTCGCAGCAACCTGTGGTGCAGGTAGATACTGTGCAGTGAAAGGAATATCTTCGTAGAGAGTCACACAAACACCATTCTGCAATTCAAAACCAGATACTCTCTCCTTCTGGTTTTGTGCTACATCACCGATGCGTGGCGCATTAGGTGGAGGACACTCTACTTCTTTCTCAACCTTTGGAATAACATCTTTAGGTATCTCTGGTACACCTGGAACCTCTGGTGCCTTATATGGGGGGATTGATGGTTTGGGAGTTGGTAATTCTACTTCATCATTAAAATTAATCGGATTGAATGATGGCATATTTCCATCACAAAAGACTCTGACACCATCAGAGTCATCATCAACCAATTTATCATTAGTTCCCTTCTTATTATCAAGGTGTGCCTCAACACATCCAGGAATATCAATAACAGGAACTCCCACCTGCATCGTTACTGGCGGAGCAGATGGAAGGCGTGGTTGATTCGTCATCCAGTTTGGAATGTTTATATTACGAATTTCCACGTCCTTGATATCAATATCACGAATGTCTGCCATCAGAATTTAGGCAGTCCTCCACCACCACTAGGAATAGCACCACCAGTTACTTCAGGAAGTTCGGGCATGGCAGCGTCAAGCATTCCAGGAAGTGCTCCTGCAATTGCCTCTGTGGCAGCCTTTGTGATCTTCTCTTTGGCGTTTTCTACCATTGCGTCCTTGTTAAGATAAACATAGACGCCGCCACAAACAATGGCAGCAGATACAACAAAAGACGACAACGCGAGTACATTAACTATTTTCTGCATCGTTAAGTGCCTCAACAGTATATTGATACCCACTATCTATAACATCATCATGTAGATTGGCAATATCCTGCAAACCATTTACATCAAACCACGGTGCTGTTTCCCAGTCAAAACCTTCTCCGAAGGTGTTGTCGGCATTAACGATATACCAGTGACAAGATGAATCAGGGACATCAACAGCACAATTACTCCAATCATCTGACCACTGCGGAACTTGTACCCATAATGTTACTGCAAATAAAAAACTAAACAAGTGTGCCATGCGCCCTGCGAATTTCGCGAAGTTCCTCAAAGTTCTTTTGCTTGGTGCCACCATCATACTCCCAAGCATATCCTTCGTCAATCATTTGCTCGTTAAGGGACAGTTCAGAGTCACCTATGTACAACCAACCGAGGAGACGACCATACTTGCCCATACCACCAACAAGCTCAGTGCGAATAACAAGATCGTCGTCCCCACTAATGGCACCATCCAACTTTTCTTTGAGCCAATTCGTCGCATGGATACCTAACTCCTTTTCTTCCAGGTCCCTCGTCCTCTTCTCTGGCGTATCAACGCCTGCAACTCTAACTCTTTCTTTCTTGAATAAATCAAACCCAAGATCAATGGTGACATCAATAGTATCGCCGTCAACAACACGGTTTATCTCAACTACTCGGAAGTTGTAACACGACTTCCTGCTTGGCGGGGTCATTGCTCCCATTTTTTAACTCCTTTGAATCTGCGTCTTGTGGCAATGCAACAATAATTCCAATAAGAGCTACTGCTGCACCAATGACAGCAGATGCTCTCTGAATCCAAATCTTATTGTCTATAACTTGTTTCTTAATTTCTTTAATTTGTTCTTCAGTCTTATCTATACGACTATGAACCATCTCAATTCGACGAATAGCATTCTCTAGAGTGCTGTCCATTACAGCAATCTTAGTATCCTGTTCTGCGTCTTTATTTGTCAGATCGCTCATCGTCCAACTCCTTGAATGCCATACTCATAATTGTATATATGTAGTATGCAACGCCAGCAAGGAGTATTAATATGGAAATGATAATACTCCATGTGACATCATTAGTATCAGCAAGAGGTCTTAAAACTAAATTCATCAGCAATCATTGAATTCGGAACCAATCTCAGATCCAAGTTCCGAACCCACCTTGTTACCTAGAAGCATTGCCCATCCAGATGCTAACCATCCAATATAAGGAATACCACTAACTGCAGGAACAACTAGACCAGCACTAATCGCGGTTCCCGCCATCGCACCTTGACTTCGTGCGCCAGCGTCCGCCCTGATGCACTCTTCGCTTTTTGCAAGAGACTTTCCCTCAGCATCTTGCGTTATGGCACCTCCCATATTACGAGTGCCATCCATCGTATATTGATCATTACGAAACTCACGACGCATTTCAGTCTTAGGACCAAATAAACCACGCTTATCTGTATCAACACTCAAAGACCTGGTTGATTCTAATACAGTAGGATCATTTGCCTTGTATTCAAAACTGTAACCATTCTTTCCAGACTGAACCTTAAACGAAGAATAATCACCGTCTGGAAAATTGATAATAGGGTATTGTGGTCTATTAAGAATATGTCCAAGAATTCCAATATGAGCAAAACCAAATAATGCTCCCACTGTCAATGTCGCCCACTTAATATTCATGACATCACATCTTGTAGGAATCGTCTGACTTTGCTGGTCCGTTTCCGATTTGGAGAGGTGCTTGTTCAATCCTAATCGTTTGAGCAGGAGCAGTTTGAGCGGCTGCATTGATCAGTTTCTCCAGATCAGATTTGCTCACACCACCACCATTTTGCATCTTCATCGTTCCATCACCAGACTTCTTCGCGGTCTGGACCCCGAACGTAGCTAAAACCCCAGTAAAAACGCTGGCTATAAAAGTTGGATCAATCTTCTGTTGAGGAAGATTGGGAATAGTTACATAGTTAAGGGTGAGAATACCACCAGACCAAACGAGAATCCCTAAACGAACAAAAGTTGAAAGAATGGCAAGGTGCTCTTCAGAGTCCTCAACCTTTTCTTTCAACTTTCCAAGTGGTCCTTTTTTCTTTTCTTCTTTTACTTCTTCCTTCCTTACTTCTTCAGGCATGGTAAAAGGTGGTTAGGCATCTTTATTTAGCGATAAACCCATTCTCTTCCAACCATTCACGAGTCATCGGTGTTGGTTCGTAATCAGTCCACATAGTTCCGGCGGCACAAGACTTAAGTGCTTTTGCAGTCATGCCTTCAGTATGACCTGCCCAGTATGCTTCTTTCTCCCATGGAATTGCCTCTGGTTGAAATGCGTATGCACTCTTTGCAATCTGCACATACATACGAGGAACTTCTTCTTCATTCATAATGATAGCAATGAAGTTGTTATTAATACTACCTGCCATACAGTCCTGAGCGGCGTGCCATCCTTCATGACGCATCACTGACATCATAGTACCAGGACGACGCATGTGAGCGACATTCAAAAAGAAGTTATTGCTTACGGTATGATAAACACCA